TATGTATCGTTTTTATCATAATTTTCATACAAAAATAAAATAAATAATAAAAAAAGCAAAATATCAAATATTCATTCGTTTTTTGTTTTTGTATGGATCAGGATTTGGATCAGAATCATCAGTAATTGATACTGTGCTAGTGATCATACCAATACCATGAATATCCCCTGAACGAATAAGAAAGATTGTATATGGTTCACAATATTCAGGATTCATTTTAAATTTTAAAGTGATAAATGCGAAATTGCAATTTTGTTGTCCTTGTTTAAAACCAATTTTTTCTTGTCCATCATTTTCTGCTGGATCAAGAATAATTCTTGCGGATTGACAAACATTGTTAAAATGAATAACTGGTGTTGTACCATTTTGAATTGTGGCTGATTTTGAAAAGAATGTTATGATGGCTTTGAATCTAAAACAAATTTTGATTGGGGTTGATGTCAAAATGGATCCTTTATGAATGTTAGATCGTTTAACGAATTCTTTTGCGGATGGGGGTATTGCGATAGCGATGGACCCACGAGTATGTTCGTCGATTTCATATAATGGTTCGCGAATATTGTTATGAATACTTTTGATTCTCACTGTGTAAAACAATTTACCAATGAGAATATACATAGAATCATTCAATTTAACAGTGTTACCCCTCATAATTCCAGATACAACTAGTCCAATTCCAGGAGGGTTATAGCAATCTGTGATGTAAAACAAGCTATTATTCTCTGGTATATATTCATCTCCCAATTTCCATTTTTTTGTTTCCATAGCTTTGACAAAAAATTTAACAATTTTATTTTCGAGATATGATGTGTCTCTAGTGATCCATAATTTACGAGGTTTAAGATTTCGTAGGATATGATGAGCGACATCAACAAAATATCCTGTTTTATTTGAGATTGTGAGTACTGGAAATTGTTGTTGTTTACCGTTATTGATGTTTGTATTAAAATATGATACAATATGATTTTTTATTTTTTCTTTTTTGGCATTTATTTCAGCTTCACACATAGAAATTTCGGCATCAGTATTGAGAAAAATTGTTTTTGCGTCAGCACCATAAAATTTTTTAATCATATTTCCAATATTTTTTAGCGTTTGCATGTATACATCATGGGGTGTAATATCAATTCGTGTAACAATGATGATAACAGGAATCCCCAATGACATAAGAACACGTAAATGTTGTTCTGTCATATTTTTTGGTTGTTTTTTACCAATTCGTTCGAGGGCTTCATTTTTGTCTTCATCAATATCCTTATTAGCTCCAATAATCAAACATGCATAATCAGGGAAATATGATGCAAGACCATAAGTAGTAGTACCAAAATATTTTTCATGTCCACAAAGATCAATGAGCGTTAAAGCACTATTGGTCTCTGGTATATCAATAATACGAGTAGAAATATCCGATGTTTTTCCTGTATCAATTTCATGCTGATGCTTGGCAACAAGTTGTCGCGCCAATCCTTTACCGTCATCACACTTGCCTGAAATAAAACATCCAATGAAGGTACTTTTACCAGCGTCAACATTGCCTGCGACGACAATACCACAGCGAGTTTCACGTGTTGTTGGCAAAACTGCTGGAAATGTTTGAGCTCGTGCTGATTCGGATGCAGTATTATTAGATGATGTTATTGGTGTTTTTGCAATGGCTGCGAGTGTCGTATTATTATAATCAGAATCAATGTCTGTCATTATAAAGCTTTTTGAATAATGCTTTTGTGTTTTGTTGAGTATATTGCATTATTCCATATAACTAATAGAAATTTCAATTTTTTATAAAAACAATTAAATCGCAAAAAATTGAATAGTTTTTTTGTGAAATATATAAAAATAAATAAATGATATAACATTTATTCATGGCTGACATTTTTGATATGTTTAATATTGAAGAAAATAAACGAGGAAAATCGGCAGAAAAATCAAATTCAAATGATCATCATGATCATTATGATGATTATGAGTCAGAAAAAGAAACGAAGAGTAAGATAAATACTATTCTTGAAAAAATAGGAAAAAAATCAATAACAAAATCCACAAAAATAGAAAATATCGTAATTGACACAATGACACCTATAAAAGCAATATTTGAATATCCAAAATTTAATTTCAAGTATACAAGACCAACCAGTATAAAATTGCGTCCATATACTGATTCTTGGTATCATGATGCAGAACAAACAGATGATATATTGTCATCAGAAAATAAAAAAATGGAAAAAATAGTATGTAAATTATTGCAAATCGAATATCCAGCACAACGTTCACCTAAATGGTTTGAATTGCGCGAGGGAAGCATAACTGCAAGTGATAGTGGATGTGTTTTGGGTGATAACTCCCACGAACCACCATATAAAATTTACATAAAGAAATTACTGAAACCACCATTTGAAGCGAGTTTGGCATGTTATCATGGAACAAAATTAGAACAAATTGCTACTATGGTGTATGAATATCGCATGAATGTAAAGTTGGAAGAATTTGGTTTAGTGAAGCATCCAAAATATAATTTTTTAGCGGCAAGTCCGGATGGTATTATTGGATTGTATAAATTAAATGGAATTAACAAAACAAATTGTGTCGGACGTATGTTGGAGATTAAATGTCCTGCAATGCGAAAAATAAAAGATGATGATCCATTTTGTGGAATTCAATATTATTGGGATCAAGTTCAATTGCAATTGGAATGTTGTGATTTGGAGGAATGTGATTTTTGGCAAAATACAATAACACAATATACATCAAGACAAGACTTTATTGATGATACAGATACAACAGAACCATTTAGATCAAAAACAACAGGTATGGAAAAAGGATGTTTGATTCAATTATTGCCAAAAAATAAATTAGAACGAGCATTTGAGGAATATGACAATATTGTATGTGAATTTTCTAAATTTATATATCCGCCAAGAATTGATATGTCGCCATTGGATACTGATTTATGGATATCTGAAACATTATCGAATCTTGAAAATGTTCTTGTGAATAATGTCATGATGAAATATCAAAATGAGCATGAAATGATAGTTAATGCTATAAAAAATAATAATTTTTTGCAATATATGGATGAAGAATTACAAAAAGAAATAGAAAGTAAAATTCATGATGCAGAATGGCGTTTTAAAGGAAAAAATGATGCATATATTAATACTGTAAAGAAAAATATACGAATAGAAACAACAGAGAAATTTAAAAAAATGTATACAAGTGATTACCCAAAATTTTTGATGTTGCCTGAAAAAAACAAAAAATTTATTATGTTTCTTCTTGGATCTATAATAAAAAAGAACAGCGAAAAAATAACAAAAGATGATGAATGTATAAAAAAAATGTTGAATTTGAATGATTATCCTGAATTTTATAAATTGATAGATACAAATTCAGAATATAAATTTGTATGCAAAATATCACAAATGTTAAAGGATCTTGAATTTCCAAAAAATTATACGTTTGATAGAATATATTATTGGAGATTCGAAAAGACTTTGTGCACAACAATAAAACGTGATAGAGAATGGTTTGCAAAATCATTACCAAAATTTGAAAAAACGTGGAAGAATATTGAATTTCTCCGTGCAAATAAGGATTGTGCTGATATATTATTCAAGTTTATTGATGATTTACCAGCAAAAGAAATACAACATGGAAAAGAACTAAAAGATAATGATATAGTCGAAGAATTTGTAAACATGTTATGCAACAAAAAAACAGTCAATTATGAAAAAAAAATAAAGGAAATGATTACAAAATATTGTAAAAAAATGATAAAATGATAAATTAAGAATTATAAATTGTATAGCTGAAAATATTATTTTTTTGTGTATATCTTCCTGCCTCCTTTAACAGTTGATTCAATAGTTTTCCATCATTGCTTCTGTAGTAAACAATATTATCAATAAAAATTTTTGTGTACACATTGTCCAAATAAATATTTTGGATCTTTTCTATTTTTGTTGTGTTAAGAATATCAGAAATAATTTCTTCTTTTTTTTTTTTAAAATTGGGGATATATTTTTTTCCTAATTGCTCAATTGTGTTTATTTTTTCGAGCATTTTATTTTTTTCATCTGCATCATTTTTTTCTTTCTTAGTATCTTTATTATCATCATTTACACTAATGTTTTTAATGTCGATTTTTTTATCAGTTTTTTTTTTTTTTGGGATTAATGGATTATCAACAGAATCATTAATGATTTTTACTTCCGCATTGATTTCATCATAAATATCGTTGATATTTTCGGATTTTAATATTGTCGCATTCTTTTTATGTCTTCCCATGGAGTATTTATATATAAAGTACTTTAATTTCTTTATATATAAAAAAAATTTCATTATTTTGTGAGCTCAAGCTTAATATTGTAAGTGTATGAACAATAATAAAAATATTTGTATATTTTATTATGTTTAGCTTGCGAATAATAATTATAATGTTAATGGTGTTATTGGCATTATATTTGATAATAAGAGGATATAAAAATAAATCGTATGATTATAATGAATTATACAGTAAAAGTCAAGCAAGGATATATGATAGAGTTATAGAAAGCAAAGACAACGTAAATAATGAATATGAAAAAAATGTATACGTGCACAAAAAAAAATTCAGAATAAAAATTTTGTATGAGTATGAGGTTAATAATCAATTATACACAAGCTATTTTTACAATGATGGTAAAGGAGATGGATATTTAGATCAAAATAAATTTTCAAATATATCAAAAAAATACAATAATATTAAATACATAACTGTATACTATAAAAATGATAATCATAAAAAAAGTTGCATATCATTCGATGCAGTATCAAATTTTTATGTGTATGCATATTATGTGTTTGCAATTATAATATTTATTGCAATACCATTTGTAATGTTTATTCAATATTGAGTACAATTTACAATAATGTAAAGAATAATAATAGCACTTACGATATGCGGTTTATTATGAATAAAATTATTCATCATACTATACAATAATACTATAAAAAGCGAAATATATTTCTAATCACATAATATAATGGCAGATTGTGTATATAGTATATCAACGGAAGACATAAAACCAAATGAAAAAGATACACGTTGTGCACCTGATAAAAAGTTTGAGGCAGGATCATGTATACGTTTAGAAATATTGGTATTATTTACGAAAGCATATAATGAGGAATATCCAGATAATAAAATAAAATTGGATTCAAATATGGAAGTATTGCATCCGCATAAATATAAAAAATATTTGGTGAATGAATTCAAAAAACGATTAGAAGAAAAATGCACAACGCAAAAATGTTGGACACGACAATCTTTTGTAAAACGCATGCCAGAATTTGCAAAAGAAGAAATAGCAAAGTATACATTTAGACCAGAAGGACCCGATAATAGTACAGAATGGCTTAACACTGATAATATAAATCAAACATTAAAGCAATATGAAAAAAAATATTCTGATTTTAAATTTTTTGGTGCTGTGCCCAGAGATTTTCAAAATCATGTGGAAACATCAGTAACTGATGAAATGCTATTTGAAGCAGTGGAAGAAGGTAAAACTCGCTTTGGAATTGTGTTTAATACAGATCCGATTGGTAAGCCTGGAGAGCATTGGAATGCATTATTTTGTGATGTTGAGAAGGGTGAAATTAGGTTTTTTGATTCATTTGGTATTCAAGGGAATAAAGAGGTGATTTCATTTATGAAACAATTGGCGATATTTATAAAAAATCGAAAAGATTCTATTGCAAATGTTAATAGAAATAAAACAAATTTTATGATAAAAGCAGATCACAATAAAATACGATGTCAACGTAAGGGGTATAATTGTGGTATGTATAGCATTAATTTTATTCTACGCATGCTTCGAGGCGATTCCTTTGAGAAAATTTGTGAATCAAAAATACACGACGATGTTGTACAAAAATGTCGAAAACACTATTTTTCAGGATCTTCTTTTAATGAATGAAGTGAATTTGTTTTTTATGAAAAATTGATATATTTTTTGTTTTATATAAAGATAAAAAATATATGATTATTGAAAAATGGTTTATATTGTAAAAAACATAAAAAAGAAAATATGATAAATGTAAAAAGCAAACGTTGTATACACAATAAAATTCATTCACAACGTGAGGTTATAATGGTTGTATTAATTTCATCCTACGCACTGATGATAATGCTTAAAAAAATAATTAAAAATTGTTCGATATGTGAATTCTTTTTGGTTTGTCTTTCTATAAAATAAGTTCCTATATTGTTCATTTGTGACGATTAAAAATATAAAATAATATGATAGATATGATCGCATACTATAAAAAAATTAATTTTTTTTATGTGAATAAAAGATGGATTATAATTTTAGCTGTAAAAATATTGAACCAATAAATTATTTGGCTTCGCACCGTTTGGTTTTTATATTCCAAGAACATTGTTTATCGCTTCCGAAATAGCATGATCTTGGATCTTTAAAATTACCGACGGGACAAACCATTGTATCCATTCTTATTTTTTCTAGTTCATCATCTTTTTGTTTTTGCAAAGTTTCCAAATATGCGATTTTTTTTAATTCTTCCTCATCATCATTTTTTTTAATTATGTAATAAGCAAAAACAAATATAGAAATCAAAATAATACTAATTATGTAAACATAGTGTATCATGTTATGTTATATATTATTTTGCGATAATAATTTTTAAATTTTTAATCTTATTATCATATTTTTTACATTTGTGTTTGTAATAATCACCACCGAACTGACCGCGATTTATTTCATTAAAACAAATAAATTTACCATATGTAGCTCGATATGATCCATTCATACACGGACATAATGATGATGGTTGTTTGCAATGAATACAAGAGTTTATAGCGGTTGATCCAACGGATCTAAAAATATGAACTCTTGTAGAACACGTCTGTCCATTTCGACATGTTTTACAACAATATTCTCCAATCATACCATTCCATGAATCGCATTGACATCCATATCGAAAATTAGCACATTTAGTCATTTATTCTTGTTTATTATTGATAAATAATTTTTTTCCCTTGGTTGTCATTTTGTATCCATCAATTTCTATTTTGTTATTATGAATATTATCATGACAAACATTGCATAATGGAACAATATTTGCATCGCAATCTTTTTTAATATGTGGTTTTGTTTTGCAAAAATTATTTTCATCAAAATCTTTTTGCGGAATGATATGGTGACTTTCTAATGGAATCATATCGCCTGAAATTTTCTTTTTGCAAATAAAGCATTCATTCATATATATTTTGCTATTAAAATTAGATGTTTTTGATGTCAATAAGGTGTTATTTTGCTTTAATAATTCATTGCGTATTTTAATAGAATTATTAATCAATAAATCATTTTTGAATACATATCTTGCGATTTCAATACCATAAATACTTTCACCATTACCTTTTTTTAATGTTCTATCATAAATTAAAACTTCCGATTTTTCGTCATACTTAACAGATAAATGATATGGCTTAACATTTTTAATGGATGTAACTTCTTTGATGTTCATCAATCCGTGAATATGAGTTGTCATGATAAATGTTGATTTGAGTTTTGCTAATTCCATAATTAAGCCTGATATCAGCGATATTGCTGAAATATGTTCTGTGGATGATAATAATTCATCAGAAACAACCAATGTTTTTTCATTTGAACGTCGAATAATGGTATTCATTTCAACTAATTCAACCATATAAGATGATTGTTGTTTGTAAATATTATCACCGCCTGTTAATCTTGTGTATAACATATTATAAGGGCTATATGTGAATTTATTCGCGGGTACGTATAATCCTGATTGTGCACAAATAATGGATATGGCAACACTTTTTATGATACTTGATTTACCACTACAATTCATACCATATAAAATCATACCTTTAAAATCATCATGTCCAATAGTGATATTATGAGGAATATATTCCGTTGAAATTAATCTTTCAATAATCGGATGTCTCAATCCATCAGTTTCAACATATCCATATTCTTTATCATTAATTGTTGGTTTGCAATAGTTAAATTCTTTTGCTAATTTTGCACCACTTTGCAAATAATCGATATATGATATCATGTTGTTACATTGATTAAATAAATTAGAAAATTTGTTATAAATTATATCAATATCTTCTAAGTAATGTTGTTTATATAATTGAGATATTTCATCAGCATATTCTTCCAATGAATCTGTGTGAACATCCAATGATGGAATTGTAATTTTTGCTGTTTTTTTGTTGTAAGAAAATTCTAAAGTCGAGGTTTTTATTTTGTTGCCGTTAATATCAATTTCTGTAATTTCCTTTAATTTATCTTGCAATAATTTTGCATTTTTATCAGTAAGTGACAAATAATATCCATCTTTATCATTATGTTTAACAAGAACTTTGCCTCCATTCTCAATTTTTGATTTTGATTTTGTTTTTGGAAACAATAAAAATAGTTCATTTCGCAATAATTTGATCAAATCAGTACCGGAATTAATATTATTATTTAATTTATCAATATCTTTGTGAATACCATCGTTATAAATCTCTATTTTTTTATCAAAACACAAATCTGTACATAGTGCTAATTTTTCAATATTAAAAATTTTATTTGTATACTGCAAAAAGTCAGTGATTTCTTTTTTATCAATTTTAATTAAATCATCAAAAACTTTTTCTTTTGATAGCACAATAATAATGTTTATAATATTTTCATAACTGGAAATAAACATGCAAATTTCGTATGGATTTAAAATTTTTAATTGCATTTTGCGCGCCAATCTTTCTATATCACGAATGCTATTTAAATAATCTTCAAGCTTGACAGGTATATTATTTTTTATCATATTTTCAGTCAAATCGTAAATTTTATTTAATTTTTTGATAGATGTTATAGGACTGCTCATAATATTTCTCAAATAACGTTCACCAAGACTTGTTTTCGTGAAATTGACAACATCAAAGACTGATTTGTATTTAATTTTATAAATAGAATTTTGCCGGTTTTCAAAAACATCTAATTGCTGTAGAGCATTGTTTCCCAATATTAAATGTTTATTGTTGCAACAAAATTCTGGTTCCTTTATACATTTTAATAATGATGGAATTTTATCGTACACGAAATCACAAATGCAACATAATGAAACAACAATATTTGATTCTTTTTCCAAATCCAATTGTTCAATTGGAGATATCATTGAATCACAATCCGGATAAACTTTTTTGAGAAATTCATTTTGATAATTAATTTTTTTGTATTTTGGATCAATAATATCATAATAATGATATTTAATAGTTTCAACATCCAATATCCCCAAAAAATATTCCTTTTGTGCAATTTTATTTTTTTCTATTTTTGTTTGATCATCATAATAAATTAATATTTCAGATGGATTCATATTATTGATAAATCGTTTTGCTTCATCCAAAGCAATATTTTCATCGTTAATGTTGGAATATGCACTATGAACATATGTTTTTCCTGTTGATAAATCAATAGATGTACATCCAATAGAAATTAATGGTTTTGATTTACGTTGTGGTTCATCGATGATGTACAAGCATATTAAATAATTATTTGAATTTTTTTTGAGATTACATATAAATGTTGATTTTGTGTAAATTCCAGATTGTTTTCTTTCGATAACTTTTTTATTATTGACAATTGTTGTCTCTTGATCAAAAACAACGACATTGTAATCATTATTGACAAGAATTTCAATAAATTTTTCCAAAGAATTCATTTGAAAACCAACAACAGCAGGATTTCCTATTGATTCAGGTTTGCTTTTATCTCTTCGGGTATGCGCAATATTTAGTAATTTTGATATTGATATCAAATCAGGAGATTCATATTCTTTAACACTATACATTTCATAGAATGATCCAACCATCATTAAAATTATTGTATTTTCATCGTATTGTTTAATAAATTTTTTATGCAAATTTAAATATTCCACAATAAGTGACATATTATTATTAAAAAATGATATTGATATTTTTTTATATGAGTTATGATTATAAAAAAAATTGAATGTAATTTTTATGCATGTGTGCAAAAAATCCAGAAGAAAATATATATTTTTTTTGTTTTTTATTGTATACATATTCAAAAATATCCAAGTTTTAATTTTTTGTGTTCAATTTATTTTTCTTTTTCCAAATTTCCGAATGTTTTGACTTAAGCCAAATATTCGCATCATTTGTGTTTAACCATAATTTTCCTTTTTCTGAATTTAACCAGTCAAATCCTTTTTTTGTATTTAGCCATTTATGTGCTTCATCATGCTTTAACCATTTTTTTCCATTTGGTTCTGACAACCAATTTTCACCATATATTTCTATCACACTTGCACCTCCTGTTATATTTTTGATAGCATATTTTAAATACTTATCAATGTTGCTCATTATAAATTTATTCAACAAAATATATAAAATTATTAATTTTATATATTTTTAATCTAAAATCCATGTATTACTGTTTCTGCACCTTGATATGCAGCATAACCTTTATATGTATTTGATAAATAATAATTTAACCATGCACTTGATATTATCAATACGGACACACCACACAGCACAAATCCGATTGTTCTATAACGCATTTGCCGTGCTGTTACTAAATTTGGATTAGTATTATCATAAGTTATATCGACAGTACTGTTTTCTGCATGTGGTTGACTATCATTTGTTGATATATTGCCAGAATATTGTTGATTATTGACATTATATTTTATTCCTAATGTGCAATTATGTGTTGTTGATTTATTATTTGTAACCAATGTGCATGTTGATGTTGATACAATAGCTGTAGAATCAACAAGATTATTTTGTGTTTTTGTTATTAAATAAATTCCAATAACAATCATTACTATTCCGATTATTGTTCCAATGACAACGTTTGTTATACTCTTCGCGCGACCAATTGTCGCAGTGGTGTCATACACGTTATTGAGTGTTTTTTCCATTTTTATATTATTATATATTAAACACATAAAAATTGCTTTACACCATTGATTGTATTTGTATACAATGTATTAATAATGCATGATTTTTTATACAGAAGATCGTTTTTTATGAAAAAATAATATACTGTACAATTTTCCATTGTTGAGCAAATACAAAAAAAAAATTATTTAAGATAAAATAATATACTGTACAATTTTCCATTGTTGAGCAAATACAAAAAAAAAATTATTTAAGATAAAAGCAATAATAAAAAGGATCAAATAATGATAAATATTTAGTGCAACTCAAAAACTGTGCAAAAAACATACTGCATAAAGTTTTACCAGAATAAATTTGTATTTGATTGTCATTATTATCATCAAAATAAGTATCAAAAATTATAATGGTATAATCATTTTCAGTAAGAATATTGATAGTTTTATCAAACGACTCAATTGAAAATTTGCATGTCAAAATATTGGTATTATTATTTTTAATGACGGAAGGAGTAATTTGTAATAAATTTGCAATTTCTATTAAATTTTCTCTGCCGTCGATGTCAAAACAATAGGCTTCAAAAAAGCTTCCAATAAGTTGAAATATCATTGTTTTGTTGCCATAAATATTGGTGTATTTTTGGTACAATTCATTGTATTTTTGATAATGTTGCATATAGTTTGTTTTCAATTGTGGAATTATTATTTATTATTGTGTGTTTTTTTTCAATTTTTTTTGATGTTGTAATATAAAGATGGATTTTTTATGGAAAATATTGTATTATCCCTTGTTGTGGACAAATGCATTTATGCTGTATTTTTTAAAAAGTAGCGCGAAAGAAAAATTGGAAGAACCAGAAGAAATTGAAGAATTACAAACATCAAAGACAAATGATGCTTTGGAGGAATATAAAAAGTTAATAAATGCAACAAAAGAAGAGTTTATCGAACAAATAAAAATAGAGGATAATGTGAATTAACTGCAACATAAAATCTTATATTTTTTCCCGTAATTGCTTTTTAAGGTATCTGTGTACAGCACCTACAATTGTTTTTTCATAACGCGGTAAACTGTACCATTTATAATTCAATTCATCAATGATTTTGATTAATATTTTTCTCATTTGTTCTTCGCTCAAATATTCTTTCTCAATAAAATCAACTTTTTTTTGTGCAATATTATCATCATCTTTGGAGATATCATTTGTTTTATATTCATTTTCAGATTTAACAACTGTAACATTGCCGCCACTCACTTTTATAAATTTAAATAGATCATTCATTTCATCAGTATACATCCATTTATCAAGAATGCGATATAATAAATATTTTACCATTTGTTTTTGAGTAAATCTATTATCATTATGTTCAGAATCCACAACGGCAGATACATAAGATGGATATAAAACATTGGCAACATATTTGCGCGCATATACAGGGGAAACTGAAAGTGTAGACACTGGACTATATGATATTGATGAAAGGGAATCACTTGATAATGACCACATTTATATTATATATTGTTATTATATTTTTTATACCATTAGTTATATCATTTTATCAATTTGTTTTTTGATATATATTATAAAATCATTCATCATAACAAATAAATTATCATCATACTGATATAATTTGTGCTTGTTATTGATGAAATATTTTATAATAAAGCTTTTTATATTGTCAATTGAAAAAAATTTGTGTGACATAAAATTGATCCTTTCGGTGACATATTCATTTTTTTTTAACCCCGAACTTTTAACAATTGTTATTGTGTCTCCTTGTTTTCCCAAATGTTCATGTATACCATCGAACACATTGTAGGCGTATTTATTTAGATATTTTAAAAAGAATAAGGAAAATCTATTATCAATCAATTCAACATCTTCACCATAAACAGCAATAGTAGCATTGACATTTCTTATTATTGTATTTATTGACAAATGCTGATTATTATCAATCCAATCAAATGCTTTTTCAAATGAATTAATACCATAATAAAAACCAAGAAAAGCCAATTTTGTGAAAGCTGATTTTGGTGTTAAAAGTAATTTTGATGAAAATTCATCCTCTGTATATTTTGGATTTGCACAACGCCCAATGTTGACTATTTCTTTTTTACCACTAATATAATTTTCTACTGCTTGTTGCTCAATTGGACAAAAGTCAAAATTTGCTGATATAGTGCTATAGAGAGTCGGATGTGTGATTATTGTGTTTTTTTTATAGCATGGACCAATGCATTGTAGATTGTCCAATGTTTTTTGATATTTTTCTCTATTTGTCATTTATAATACACAAATATAAAAAAATGAAAAAAAAAATGAAAAAAATATATTATGGTATATATTTACCAAATGAAATCGACTAAAGAGGTGCATATATTGTGATATTTTAATATCGCAATAGTCTTGATTGATTACTTTATGATAAATAGAGTAATCAAACGGGACATGGGCAAGGACGGATCTCAATTCCCGCTGGTACTTCCAATACCACCCTTTACCACAGGAACGGTTAAACTTCCCGTTGAAGTTTGTATACTAGTGCTTTCATTTAATGGTTGATTGTTATTTTTTTTAATTTTGTTTTCTTGTCTTCTATTTCTTTTGATTTTGTGTTTAGATGGTTGGTCAATATTTTTTTGAAGTTTATGAATCATTACCAAATTTTTGTGCTTTTCACTTCTTTCCTTTTTTTGTTGTTTTTTAATTTCGTATTTATCTTTTTCAATTTCAATAAATTTCAAATAATCCATGATATCACCTCTATGATGTGGATGATTTGTATAAATATTCTGCAAGTGTGATGGTTGTTGATATTTAAAGATTTCTTTCATACATTCATCAGCTTCATTTTTAATAACATCATATTTAGTTTTCCATTCATTTAACGAAAGATTAATATTTGTCATTGATCTCATATTTTTACAGTTTGTCCATATTTTTTTCAATTTCGCGAAAAAAATACGTTTATCAGAAGAGTGAATATATGAATGAATTGCTCTTATAGCATTTGTTTCTTCTCTAATACATCGTTCAATCCAGCGCTGTCTTTCTATTTCTTCTGGTGTTGTTAATTCTGGTGGTAATAAAATATAATTATAATCTTGTTCTTGTATGTGATCACTTTTTTGTAATAATGATATTAAGTGTGTATCATTTTTGTAATGTATGTCAAACCAATGATCTTTATAATTTTTTCTTTGTATACCGTCACATGGTAAATTTAATTCACCACATATTTTACATTTTACAATTTCATTTGGATCCAACGATTTGAATGCTATTTCATTTAATGCAATAATGTTCATGATACTTTCTGGTGAATTATTTTCTAATTTATATTTTGTTCTATCGAGCGGACATTCGCTATAATCATTTTGTCGTGACAATTGAAAATTGCATCTGATATATTCGTATAAACATTCCAAACAAAAAATATGTTTCGTTATGCACGATGTTTTTTCTTGTGAAAAACAAAAAGGAACACTAGGAATTTCCAGACAAATTACACAAACAATATCGTCGGAATTCATAATAATTATTGGCGTTTTTTTTATGTATTTGACTATTATATTGTTGTAAATAATAAAAAATCATTTTTTATTTTGCGTGCTAAATAATATGATGGACAGGCAAACACAACTTTTGAAATATATATTGAAACATATAGATAAAGATGGAGGAGTTGGATTGGGAACAGGACAACAGCAACAACCATTTAGAAAAAAACAACGATTGCAATCACCAAAGTCACAACATGCACAATCGACACAAGTTCAGCCAGCACAATCGACACAAGTTCAGCCAGCACAAACACAAATTGTAAATTATGTAAATAAGCCTGAACTAAGAAAACTTGTTGGAGAAGGAGCTGAGCAAATTATAGTCATGTTGAATGAAATGTATTCGGGAAATTTTATTTTATGTAAAAGAACGAAAGAAGCATTGTTGTTCATTTATTCAAGAGATCAACAAGCTGAAAAAATGGATTATCATGTCTCGCTATTTATGAGTAAAGATTGTCATGTAACATATAATAGTTTTTGGAAATCCAAAGAACTTGACGACTGGACATGCTTTCATATAAAAATTTCATACGGTGTGAAAAACGGAATACTGACTGAGGATATATCTTTTAAAAAAAATAATGTTATAAATGAAAAAAAACATGAGTATGTGAAAAAGTTTCAAAATCAAATACATCATGTAAAAACAAATTTAAAAATTTTATATGACAGAATACAAGCATTTATAAATCCATACATTGAAACTTTTAAATTATTGTATTCTCTTTTGCGTGAAGGACCAACTCCTTCAATATATTCAGACGCAAAGATACAAGAAAAAATAATCAATTGGAATAAATTACAAACTTATACCACTGCCACACCAAAAACTAAGTGCGCTCTTGGATTAGATGAAGGGGTAAATAGTGATGAAGTATTTAAAGTCACATTCAATTAAGCATCTGTAATATCCATAATACTCGGATCAATTTTATCATAATCAAGAAAATTGTTGAGAAATTTTATTTTTTCCTTGAGTTTTTCGCATATTAACTTTTCTGTTTTTTCATCACAGAAAATGATTTTTTGCTCAACAATCGATTTGACGCCAGTTCTATAAATTCTTCCCAATGCTTGACATAAATCTTTTCCTGAAAATGATGGTAAAATAAGTGATACACGAGGAGATGTGCCAAATACATCATGTAGTGAAATTGATTCAGAACCAGCAGCTATTGTACATATTATTAATTTAATTTTATTTTCTTGAAATTGATCAACAGCATTTGTTCTTTCCTCAATGGTTTGACTGCCAGAAATATATACACAATCGATATGTTTTTTGACAAAATATTTAATAAGATCGGACATGGTGGATAAATAATTTACAAAAATAACAACAGATTTACCAATATCTAAATATTTTTCTGCTAAATCAATTACTATTGGTATTTTTAATAATTCTATCCTTTGTCTCGAATTGGAAATGGCTTCCAATGCTGATTTGTCATTTTTAATTTTTTTATATTCTTTTTCGATTTCTTTTACGTATACTTCATCAATACTGTAGCACTGAGTAGAAATATTATTGGTTGATAATTTTTTGCTCATATCACTGAATGACATTCTTGATCCTTTTATTGGGTAAATATAAGATGCTAATTGAGTTTCATCTTTGGAAGTAAATTTATATTTTTCTTCTCGTAATATTCCTTCTATCCATTTTTTTCCATTTTTTATTTGTTTATAAAAATTAAGCATATATCCGAATAACAAAAAGTCTTCGTATTTTTGTGCAATTGTTGCACTGAGCAAAAGTATACGGCATGTATCTTTGGCAGATAACAATAATTTTCCATTAAGTGTTTTATGATTTTTACAACGATGTGCTTCATCAAAAATTATGATATTTTTATTTTTGTTGATATTTTTCCATATAATTTTGTCATCAATAATTTCAACAATAGTTGATTTTATTTTTGTCATATCATCATTTAATTCTTTGCCTTTTTTTAAAGATTCATAATTGATGATTGTTTTCGGCACAACACCAAATAATTCACAAATATCTTTCCAATAGCATATTACACTTTTCGGGCATATTATTATTGGTTCATAATCCAATTGTCCGCACAAAGCTATTGTTGTATACGTTTTACCAGTTCCGGTTGAGGAAAAATCAACGGCACAACATGTGTTACTTTTTTTAAAAATACTTATGAGATTCAGAATATGCAACGTTTGATAATCTAATATTTTTTTTTCAATATGTTCCTTAAAATTTACATTGACAAAATCAACGTCAAAATTTTTTTTCTTAAAATCTTTGATTCTATTCATAAAAATTATTCTCTGTAAATTGATTATTTTCATATTTGTAAAATATGAAATAATCAATTTTTAGAGAATAATTTTTTGTATACATGTATACAAAAAAATTTGTGAAAAAATATATAATATTTTTTTTGTCTGCAATTTTATTGATTGTATCCTCAGTTTTTTGGTGAGACATTAGATGTTGTTTCATTTTTCCAAGGCATTGTAAAATTAAAGAAATTTTGACACAAGAATTTGACTGGAACATCATACATGAATGGCAAAAATGGAACAATTGATAAACCACAAATTGTGCCCCCATATCTCAGAGCCCATTTATGATTGCGCATAAAATTGAGAGACATGAATTTGGATCCTTCAAAAAACATTTTTTTATTGGTAATGCGAACAATTTCGTGAATAGTTATAGCGGGTAAAAGCATAGTGGCGAGCGCTTGAAAAACAGATCTTTCAATAAACACGCGATATAAATCATGTCCTTGTACACCTTCACGATGATAATGATAAGTGGTATATCCAACATCACCACAAACATAAATCCATGATACACAATATAATGATTTAACAACCCAGGGTTTAGCTAAAGGGCGGAATGACTCACCAAAATCACTAGCATATCCGGAATATCGAATCATTGGTCGTGCCAAACTAACTAATGGCTGAGTTGATTTGGCGACACCAAGAGTAATACTTCTCAACATACCGAAATATTGCGTATTAGAGTTTTCAAAATCAGTTTCAATTGCCTTTTCGAGTGGAGTTACTGGATTTTTTATTATATAATGAAAATCGTGATGAATGATATTATCAGATACCGATGACATAAGTGGATGTTGAAATTAAGTTTGAGTTTGGAATTGCTGAATGTGTATTTGAGTGTTATATATTTACAAGCAAATGGATTTGAAATAAATAAAAAATCAATTTTTTACACAATTATTTGAAAAATAAATATAATCGTATTATAATATGGCAATTATAGACATTAGCCTAAAAAATATTGTTCACCAAATGTTTCCGAGTTTAAATGAGAATGATAAAAATACGTTGGAAAATTACATAATTCGTTTGATAAATGTTATTGCTATATTTTTTAACTATGATGTTTCATCAAAAGAAAAACAAGATGTATACATGAATCAATATATTCAGAATAATTATAGAGATATACGCATATTAATCAATCACTTTTTACCATTTATAAATACAAGTGCTGATATGAGTAAATTAACATCATTTAATGATATTTATACAAAAAAAATAAATGATATTGATGTGAATAATGCAGAGCCCAAATATTTATTCTCTAATTTGCAGTATAATAAATGTATACGAGATAATGGAAAATGTGTGGAGAGACAATTTGATATTGTTGATTTTGATCAATCATTTTATTTAATGTTTGAAACGATAAGAACAGTGTCCAATAGATTATATCCGAATTGGCTAAACATTGTTCCGTATACATTGGTCAATTACAAATCATCAAAATTATATATTGACACAATAAATCAATTTGCACAGAGAAGAATGAAATATTTTGATCCATGCAAATCAAGAGATAATTTACTTTCTGTGGATCTTGACAATATGTGTCAAATTGTATTAAATGATAATAGGGGTTTGTATATAGGACATATATATGAAGAAATTGCTGATATTTTTTATTCGGTGAGAGATATCAAATGGATTTTATATGGCTTATCGAGTTCAGAAAAAGTAAATGATGATAAATCGGTCATTGATTTTTTGAGAGAAAATTTTGATGAAAAATCGAAATTATTATGTTCAAATGTGTTTTTTGAAGAATTGAACAAAGATGACAAGGATTTTGTTATGGAAAAATTCAATATAATATATAATAATTCAAAAGAATCGGCGATATATTTGCGCATATTATCATTTATGTTGTATTTTATACAAGGCTATGATAAATCTCTCATGTCAAAAAATAATGATAATTATATACCTTTAAAAGAAATGGATGATGAATTTAATGAAAATAATGATGATAATGAAGATGAAATTGATGAAAATGAAAAAAGAAAGAAGTTGAGATTAAAGGTAGCGAAACTATTGAATGATATTGAAAAAAATAAAAAAAAAATAAGTGAGAGTTTTTACTCAATTGGACACGAGGATTTTTATAATTATATAGTCGATACAATTGATAAATTAAAAGGTACAATATTTGGTTTGTTATTATTTAATGATGATAAAACGGATTTTTTAGATGAACTACAAATTGTATACAAGCTTGAAGATTTATCATTATCAAGCCAAAAAAGAATAAATAAAATAAATATTCCGGAATTGAATAATGATGAAATACGATTATATCAAGGAAATGAATCGCGTGGAAGACAATATGTAAATTATTTGGGCAACATCAATGTGTTAAATAAAATATTAATTGATAATGTATCAAAAACATCAATACCAATGCAATATAAATTGATATATAATTTTGCGGAAAGTTTTTGTCATTTTACTGGCAATAATATTTTTTATGCTTTACCGCGAAATTGGTCATCATTATCAACAACAGAAAAACATCATATATGCAACAGATTAAACGGTACAAATAACAGAGGTGAATTGGTCAATCCATTGGTATGGTTTAATATTGGACTAAATATTAGAAGGATGCATTTGCATATACCGAATGAGCATAAAGATTATAAACATAATTTAAGAAAAATATACAACGATTTGAATATAAATACGGATAATAGTTATCATGAAGCAATACAAGTAAAAATTATGAATTTGTATTTGTATGTATATTTAAAAAAAATAATAATTAATATTGTTTTTCAATCATTGATCCATAAAGGACAATTAACACGATTTGTTCCAAATCCAAAAAAGACAGATATGTCACAATTACCACCAGGAGAATTAAATGAACTTGTGGAAAAAAAACACATAAAAATGAATGATGTGTTTGATATATCGGATGATAATGATTATTGGACATCATCATTTGATTATTTAACAATGTTGCGTTATAAATCAATGGAAAAATTTGAATTGAAAAAAAATTCCCCAAAGATAGATTATTTTACATACTGTAATAATTTTTCGCAATGGTATACAGCAGGAGCATACGATTGGGTTTCACAATTGGGATTGTGCCACAAATTTATAAATAATCG